TCCAAGGAGACTACTCGTAAGAGGCAAAGAAGGGTTTGTAGTGACCGTATAAAGGATTGGTGTAGGCCTTTCACGAACGTCACATTCGACTCCATGAACAAGCGAACAAGATGGTTTGGTGGAAGATGCATAATCAGCATTTTCCATAATAATCTTACTCGAATAGAGTGGATCGTATGGATCGTAATCAGTAGCCATAATAACCGTACCAAGGGCTTGAGACGAACCGTTATACTCCGAAGATGTAGTAACGAATTCGAAAACAATTCCATGTGGTTCCCATTGATCAAAGAGATCCGCGAGGTTAGATAACCAAGGGAAAGTCTTAGGGTTTGTAGGGTTGATAGGGTAGTTAGAGCTGGAAAAGGCGGTCGCTCCTGATACCAAGGTACCAGCGAAAATATCACCCAGGTACTCACGTTCACGAATGCGAGTTCCTCGGGTTCCATTGGAACCGAACTTGGGAAGAGAGGGACCGCTAAGTGAAGTCATTAGACTATTTGTTTTAACAAGATAGTCACCATGACCAAACATCTTAGCGAGTTGAGAGGCGGCTAGGGAACCTAAGTCCCCTTGACCGACTAGACCTCCAAGGGCACGACCAACTGTCGAAGCAGTACCTGCGATAGAAGGCTTCTTATTAATCGACTTTTCCAAGTGATCAATTTTAGCTTCTATGCGAGGTAAAACTTTTGGCATACTGCTTACTGCCTCAGAATAGTCTCCATTACCCCGGAGACCTTTGGGGGCTCGACGCGTCGAGCTACGAACGGATTTTGACGAAGTTTTATTACTCTTCATCATCGTTAATGTATTGGATCCAGCTTAACAACTGGACTGTACATGAACCAGACCTACAGGGGAGCCGTGCAGTCTCTCGGCATTTTGGTTAGCAAGGAAGTATTAAGCTTTCGCACCTTTTTGGTCCTAAACTGGTTCACCCAATATAGTTTTACATCATAATGGATGGGAATTATAGTCTTCCAGACTACGACTAAGGTTAAAGCAAGTTCAGCAATTGCTGTCTCGCTTGGGACTTCCGAACCCGAAGAAACGACTTACGTTCTAACTTGGCCTCACGGGCAAGGCGAACATGAAGAGGTCTAAGGCTGAAATTATTATTAATTTCAGCTAGAAAAGGGTAGGAAGGAATTTCCCAGAGTTCCACAGTTGGTTCTCTGAGATCAGCCTTAGTGGATTGAATGGTTAATTCTTCTGTCTCAATGGTTTGAACAAGGTCGTTATCATAAACCTCAATACTAAAGGGAAAATCAAACATTTGATTGACCTCTAACATTGGGCATCTGCAATGATTAGCAGATTTAAGGAGACGATGTAACTCGGTGTTCGAGAGACGACAAACGGGGGTGAGGGTAGCCTCACTCAGGTCTGCGAACGGGACCACTAGAGGTTGGAAGCGGAGCGCGGTATTATCCACAAAACGCTTAGAACCTTCTAGATAGGGTCCGATCAGAGGAGCTAGACGTGT